TGGATTCCTCTTACCTCGTTATCCCACCATCCGCTGGCAATTAGTTGGACTCGCTTCTCATTGGCAATCTTGACGGCGTGAGGTTCGTCGCGGGCAATCACATGAAAAACAACCTCTGGCTTTTCCCGCCACGTTGTTATAAATGGCTTCATCGTGCAGTCGCGGGTGGAATCTAGCCTCTTTATCGCCCACGACTTATACGTGGACACATTCCCATCCCGATCCATCGTAACCTGGTACGGGTACAGGTCTTTGCCGTACTTCGGGTTGCGAATAACAGGGGGATCTGTCTCGTATTCCTCAATGTCGTTCTCGGCGCACCATTCGTGCTTCGCTTCCTCGGCCTTCTCGCGGGTCGAGAAGTGCCCCAGGATTCGATAGTCTGAATACTCGCCATCTGTAACTACATAAATAATCATTACTTGCTCACCTTCGCCTTCTTGACGATATGGCGATGGGCGTGGACGTACTCGGCCTTCAGGCCCAGGTAGTCGAGCAGAAGGTCATAGTCGTACCGGAGACTGTCGGTGCGGGAGAGGGCGACTTCCGTGTCGTCCTTGATGGCCTCGATCATCTCCTCACACCACCCCTTCTTCTCATCCCCCCTTACCTCAACGCACCGGGCCTCGATGGCCGTTACACGCTCCCTCAGGCACTTGATTCCGGCCTCAATCGCCTGAATCGAACTGATTAAGTCATTGTTTATACTCTTGTTCCAGAACATCCGTATCATCCTCCGTTCTCAACTTTCGCCACGTTTCCTTCTCAATCCAGCACGGGTGGCAATACATCAGCCCATCCTCACAGCGCATCGCCGCCACGAACTTCTGTGCCTTGCAACGACAGCACTTACCGGCTATCGGCCACATCCCCGTTTCACGAAGCATCGGAGGCGACCTTCTTCGGCCTGCCGGGGCCGCGCTTCACCGGCTCAGCCACCGGCTCAGCCGAAGCCATCGCCGCAGCGACGATCTTCGGAATCGGCTCCGTCGCCGGTTCGTTCTGGAAGATGTAGCGCCCGGTGCCCTCGTTCAGGATGAAGTGGTACTCCACCCCGCAGTTCTGGCAGGCGCAGCGCAACTGCTTGCGCTCCTTCGCCGGGAACTTCCGCAACAGATACCCGCAATCCCGGCACTGGTACTCCTCATTCACTATCGGATGTTTCTTCTGCATCTTCTGTAACCTCCGCTTCCAGTAGTGCTTGTATGAAATCCATCAACTCCAGCTCGCTCAAAGGCGGCTCCCTGTGGCGCGTGTACGTCCCCTCACGAATCACCCCGTCCCAGGATTCCACGCGGATCTTCCACCACGCGCTCGCGAAATCCTGCGGAACCACTCTCGCGTAACCCCCCATCATTCCTCCCCCTTTACCTTACGCCATGTCTGTTCCTGTATCTGGCACCCGTCGCATATACCCCTATTGCAGAGGATTTCTGATCGACAGGCGATAGCCCCGCATCGCGAGCATCCCGTCAACAGTAACGAGAAATCTTCCAGGCTGATTGGTTCCCACCGCCTTGCAATCTCCGCGATAGAGATTTTGCGGGTCAGTTCGTTCAACGCCTTAAGCGAATCACTCACGACTCCCCTTCCTCCTTCATGGCTGGACCCGTCCAGCGCATGAAGATGGTGAATGTGTCGGTGTCCTTCTCGTACTTGTTCCTGACTTCCGTGTAGATTCGGTAGGTGGGGCTGATGCGGGAGCGGGGGAAAGGGGTCTTGCGGCCCGTCGCGTAGATGGCCCACCGCCCCGGTCGGGACTGGAGTTGGTCGATGAACGGCTCAATGACCTTCTCATAGCCACCAATCGCCCCGGCCCACCGCTCAGGGACCATGTATTCGGGCACCCACTCAATGTTGCCCAGGTCAGGAAACTTCGGTTTACGCCTCATCGTCCGTCAGCCCGAACCGCTTGGCTCGGATTCGTTTCTGCTTGCTTTCTTCCTCGGCCAGTGCTTCCATGAAGCGCACATGGGCCTCCGCATCCAGGTCTTTCTTCTCGATGCGGAACGTGAGAATCATCGGAAACCGATGGAGCACATAGACCAAAACCATTACAGATGTGGCAATTAACAATATGAGTCGTTCCACGAAACCCTCCTCGGATGAGCAGACGTTACCCCCCGCCCTTCTGACCGTCAACGATATTCCACGCGGGAAATACGATTTTTTGATGAAGCAGGCGAGAGAGATTGCGCCCCGCGATCCCGAAAAGGCCCGCGCCATCGCCGCCTACGCCTACACCCGTCCCGATGGATTCTGGCACTTCTGTAAAGACATCTGTGGAACCGACATACTTGATGAAACTTTTCACAAGGCCATGCTCCCCTACATCACCGGCTATATCGACAATAGCGGAATTTGTGAACCATACCGGATGGTGATGGCGTTTCGAGGGAGTCTTAAGAGCACGATTGCCTCGGTGGGGTATATCGCGTGGCGGTTTGCCCGCGACGTGATCGAGAGCGGGGGAGCCTCGACCCTCTCGGTCGGGCTGGCCTCCGAACGCCAGCAGCTTGCCAAACTCCACATTCGGGCCATCAAGAACATCCTCGCCTCCCCGCAGTTCACTCACTACTTCGGAACCCACCGCCCGACCGGGGCGGCGAAGAATTGGGGGGCCAGCGAGTTCACCAGCGCCCTTCGGCCCGAAGGCGGCGGGGCCACCTACAAGAACCCCTCGGCCTTCATCATATCGCTCGGTGCCGAACAGACCGGATACCACTGTGACCTCATCGTCGCAGACGACTTGCAGGCGTACCAGTCCTCATTCTCCCCCGACCAGTTGGAGAAGTGCTGGGAACTCTACGTCCTCCTCCACGCCATCCTGAACCCAGGTGGCGAAATGCTCATCGTCGGCACCCGGTGGTCCTTCTCGGACATCTACCAGCGAATCATGGACCGGGCCTCGAAGGCACAGGATAAGACCGGCCACTTCCGCTCCATCGTGCTGCCCATCGTGGACGCCGAGAACCGCCCGACCTTCCCGTCCCGGTTCCCCGAACCCATCGTCAAGAACCTGCTGGCGAAGTCCACGACCTTCTCCTGGGCCTCGCAATACCTCCTGAACCCCATCGCGGACGAGTCCCGCAAGTTCCAACTGTCCGACCTGCGGTACGTCGATGGCGACATCGACCGCTACCTCCGTGGACGCAACTCGTTTGCTATCATGGGGTTCGACCCGAATTGGGTCAGCGAGGAACGCATCCGTTCCGGCGAGGCCGACTCGAAAGCCTACACGGTGATTGTCCGGTTCGTGGTCGATCCGTCAGGAACAATATATATGACACACTGTTACCGGGGCCGACCGGACAAAGAGGAGATGTGCAAGGAGTTGTGGAACCAGTGGTCCAGCACCATCGGCGGGCAGACGCTATCGGTCGGGTGCCAGCAGGTGGACTACAAGTACCTCAAGGAAACCTTCGACTCCTACGCGCTCCGCACCGGCACCTACCCGAACTTCGAGTGGGCGTCATCCTCTCAGTCCGAAGGCAAGAAGCAGGACCGCATCGAGGGCGCACTCGAAGGCCGCGTCCGTTCCCACAAAGTCTACCTCCTCCGTGGCCTGGAATGGCTGGAGAACGAGTTCTACCAGTTCCCCTACTCCAAGACCTTCGACGGGCTGGACGCCATCTCCAACGCCGTCAAGGTGCAGAAGGTGCCGCTGGATCTCGGCAGACCCACCGACACGCGCACCGAAACCGACCGCCACATTGACGAGTTGCACGCTCGTACCCCCCGACGCAGAAGCTGGAAAGCCGCGTATTAGGCTTCCGATCACCTGAGTTTCACGCCCGCTGGCGTGCGGCGCTATTAAGGTGACGGGAGCCTTTGCGCGTTTCCGAACATAATTTCGCGCAAGCGCGTTCGTAACGCATTTGTCGAATACGGCTTGCGCCGTTTTGCGCGTTTTTTTTCGCGCAAATCGCGCAAATGTTTCCCGTGAAAAGCACTGTCCCGAAAAAAGGACAGCAAGATTCTTATTGACACCTGTCCTAAAAAGTGGTCATGTCGCCAAAAGTGGACACAACGGCATGATTGTTCGTGTAGATACTGGAGATGCCATCCGTCCGATGTGGCGGTGTGATGTGTGCGGCGAGGAGTATCGCGGCTCGATGGGGATTCCCCCCGACCGCTGTTACAGCGACCAGTGCTATGTGGACGACAGCGACTACATCAACTACCTGCCGCAGTTCGAGCCGTACTACGACACCGGGTTGGGTGAGTTTGTCCGAACCCGTGGAGAGCGCAAGCGCATCATGCGCGAGAAAGGGCTGGAGGAGATCGGGAACGACCTGGACTCCTGGCGCAAGTTGAGCACCAATCACAAGCCCGCCCCGATTTGCTCGAAAGAGGAAGTCGCGGAGAAGTTGAAAGAAATACGGAGCCGGATGGAGAACGATGCAAGTTACAGACGTTACTACGAACAACGCTGATCCAACCGTCCAGACGGCGCAGGACACGAAGAAGCAGACCGAACTGCTCAACAAGTTGACGCATGAAGCCCTTCTCCACAAGAAAGAACTCATCGGGGACCGCTGGAAAACCGTAGACAAGTATTTCCAGGGGAAGCAGAGCCGCTTCGAGGACCGCGAAGTTGGCGACGAACACCTGACAGACTCCCGAACGAACCTCATCTATCCGTATTACCTTTCCTCGGTCGCTGTTTTAATGAGAGACATTCCGATGGTTTCGGCCAACGGGATTCTTCCCGATCACGACGCACTTGCCCAAAAAGTATCCGAAAACATTACTCGAAACTTACGCAAGAATGAGTTCGTTGAGCGCGAGGAAGAACTCCTGTTCTCAGTGCTGAACTACGGAAGCGGCTTTCTTAAGACGACCTGGGATAAGCGAATGAATCGCGGGGTCGGAGACATCCGTATCGACACCATCTCGGCCAAGAACATCCTCAAGCAGCCGGGCAAAGTCCGGCTCCGCGATTCTCACTACATCGTGGAAATGACGGCAGTGTCGAAGTTGGATCTGCTGATGATGTACCCGAACCGCCGCAGGGACATCATGCTGCTGTTCGCAGACCGCACGAAGTCTGCCGAACTGCGGCAACTCCTGAACACGGTGGAGTCGGATGAGGGCACCTATCTGGACGGCACGGGCCTGACCATCTACCACGACGCGGGCCTCGGCGGGACGTCCTCGGCGCAGCGCATCGTCCTCTACGAAATCTGGATGAACGATCCCGAAACGGTCGAGCGGTACGGTTCGGTGGTTGAACTCGACACGAACAGCGGCCTCGCCCCGAAGAAGCGAAAGCGCCACTACGCAAAGTATCCGACCGGGCGCTACATCCGGTGGGCGGGCGACATCATCTTCGAGGACAAGCCGAACCCGTTCCCTGACTTCCCGTACTCGGAGATGGTTCATATTTCCGACGACATGGAGTGGCCGGGCGGCGCGATGGACCAACTCATCGCCATTCAGGACTTGTACGACCTTCGCAACAATCAGCTGAACGATGGATTGAACTACTCGGTGACGGGAGATAAGACGTGGATGGACGCCCGCACGGGCATCAAGAACCGCCGCGACCTGACGAACCGCCCCGGCGAAATCGGACTCGTAGCCAGCGTGGACGGCATCAAGACCACCGCTGCCCCGCGAGTCCCCGGCGAAGCGTTCGTTTCCATCAAACAGATTCAAGAGGACTTCGACCGCGTGGGCGGTTCACCGGACATCGTTTCGCAGTTGTCCGGTGGAGACTGGCGAAGCGGATACGCCGTGGACGCGATTTCCGAACTCGTCCGAGGGAGACTGAAACTCGCCACCTACTCGCTTGAAACCACCATGCGCGACCTCGCGCAGAAGAACTGCCGGATGCAGGGAATGTTCTACCAGCCCGGCGTTCACTATCCCGACCAGTTCGACCTGACGGGGGTTCACCCTGAAATGTTCGAGTTCACGGTACGGGCGGGGCTGAACCTGCCGTCCTCACGTAGGGCGCAGGAGCAGTTCCTTCTCCAGATGCTTGACCGCGCAGGCCCGGTTGGAAGCGGCCCGCACTCGATCATGTACCAGTACGTCCTGTCGCAGACGGATCTTCCGATGAAGGAGTCGTTGATGAACGACCTCGTTTCGGCGCGGGACCAGGATATGAAGATGGCGGCTGCACAGCAGCAGTCGCAGCAGGAAAATGAAATGGCGATGCAACAGTCGTCGCAAGAACACGACATGGCGATGCAGGAGCAGCAGGCTGCGAGCACGCCAACGTCAATGGGATAAGGAGCAATCATGTTTCCACCGGGCGGCGGCGGGAATGACCCGCGCATGAAGCAAGTTGCAACAGCACTGTCTCGACAGAGGCCGGGTGGCCTCGCGCAAGGTGGAGCACCTTCTATGGGTGGTGGCGGTGGAGCGCCCACGCCAACACCCGCACAGTCAGTGGGCGACCATCTGGCTGAAGCATACCGGGGCATCGTGAAGCAGGAGCCGGGGGCGATGGAATCGCTCAAGGCGTTCTTTCTCGCGTTGCAAGAACTCGGTGGTGGCGCTCAAGGACAACCATCCCCTGCTGGCACTGAGGTTCCGCAATCGGCGGGCTTCCCCGGTATTGCACCGGGGTCGGCTCAGTCGGTTCCGTCGAACCGCGCTCCCATCGGGTAGTGGTTATAACACGGGGGTAAACCCGAATGGACGAGAAGCCCAACGGAACTGCCGTTCCCAGCTCGCTCGATACGGCAACGCCAGAAGCGCCTGTCATGGAGTCCGCTCCAGAAGCCGCCGCTCCTGCTGAAACCGCAGCGACGAAATCTGCGTTCGATGCAGCCGCACTTGAGGCACAACTTAAAGAGTACGACCCTGCGATCACGCTCGACAACTTCGGCAAACACCTCAAGAAACTGAGGAATACCAACGCCGAGTTGGGGAGAAAGTTGCAGGAGTACCAGGCGGCGAACGAACCGAAGGAAGCCTTCTGGCAACTCATTGACAGCAACCCCGCGCTTCGCGAGCGCGTGAGTTCGGTGTTCGATGAGTTCAGTCAGGAAGCGCCGGGGGCACCAGCCCCCAATCTCGGTTTCGTGTCGCTGGAGGAAAGACTCAACCGAATTGAGATGGGGAATCTCATTTCACGAACCGAACAGGAAATCGCCAGCCTCGAAGCCCGTGGCTGGCCGGTTGATGAGGCGACACGCGACGAGATTGTGTCTGGAGTGCTCGAATCCAGAGGGGGCGAAACTGCCCAATCGTTGTATGTTAAGAAGAACTTCAACATACTTCTGGAGCATGAGCGCAAACGGGCAGCGGAAGATGCGGTTGCGGCATTAAAGATCAACAACGACTCGTACAATCCGGTTCCACCGGCACGGGGGCAGGCGGCACCGTCGAACCCGGCTCCGGTGGACGTGAGCAAGATGAGTTCGAGTGAATACAATGCCTACGCAATCGAAGCGATCCGCAGGCGTCTGTCGGGTTAGTCACATCGGTTCGTGATTGGTTCCCTGTCATAACAGGAGAACTCAATCATGGCTCTTATTGCGGAACTCAACGCTCTTACCCAAGAGTTGTACCTTCCGCGCATCACGATGAACTTCGGCTCGGAAGTGCCGTTGCTCAAACTGTTGCTCGCGAAGGGTCAGAAACTCCAGGGTGGAACGAGCATCCGTAAGTCCATCGCGTATCAGTATACGAAGGGTGGGGCTTACGGTCGCGGTCAGGTCTTTGACCTGTCTGGCGAGGAAAACTTCACGGCGGCTGACTGGTCTTATCGCTACTATATGTGGCCGGTAAGCCTGACCCGTCAGGACCAGTTGGAGAACGCGGGTCCGTCACAGGTCCACGACATCATGGAAGCGAAGGTCGAAGTCCTTCGCCGTGGTGCTACGGAAGATCTGGCTGGCGATCTGTTTGCTGTCGGCGCTGCCGGTGGTAACGATTCGTCGCTGACGATCAACTCGCTCGATCACGCGCTTGACGACGGTTCTACGCTCAGCACCAATGCCACCTACGGTGGTATCAGCAAGACCACCTATACTTGGTGGGCTGGAAATGTTTTTAATGCCCAGGGAAATGGGCATGGACCGGCCTATGCGAATCTCAAAAACGCCATCGCGATGGCGCATGACGCATCAATCATGCCGAATATGCTGATGGCGGCACCGGAAACGGTGGACACCTTCATCCTGTCGCAGCAGAGCAACCAGCGTTACGTCAACGAGCCTTCGGGCGAACTGGCGAAGATGATGGTTGGCTTCACGCTCGCGTCGTTTGACGGTAAGCCGTTCGTCGGTGACAAGCATATCGTCGCGTCGGCCACCGAAACCTCCAATCGCGTCTACTTCCTCGACACGGACTACTTCTCTCTCGTCACGCATGAGAAGGAGAACTTCCGTCTGGACGGGTGGAAGGAGCCGATTGACCAGGCTTCGATGGTCAACAAACTGTTCTGGGCAGGCAACGTGATTACGTGGGATCCATCCCGCCACGCTGTCATGTATAACTTCGACTACAACGTGACTGCTGCGTAAGGGGAGGTGAACTAGCATGAGTTTGGAAATCTATCCAAAGGGACCGACGTTTGTATCACAGACGTTGTCCGATTTCGGTGCGGGTGTTGTTCCCGGCACTGAGGCGACGTTCCCCGACTCGACGGGCTTGAAGTTGAACTACACGCTCGCAAAGGCTGCTGGAAACATCGCCAATTACGCGCTGTGTAAGAAGCATACGACG